AGGTGCCAGCCGAGGGCTTCCGTAAACGTCTCGGTCGCTATGTGTTCGTCGTGCCATTGTTTCGCGAGTTGCCAAGGGGTCATCGGAGAATCATCACGTTGACCTCCGCGACATCGTCCATTGCGCTTGAATTGGTTGCCCCAGTAAGAACGGATACGGCCGCCGTTGTTTTGTTTGAGGCGCCGCCATTGACTGTCCCCTTGACAACGCCGTGCCGAGCGGTGTTTGAATTATCAATACCGCACGTTGTTACAACAACAGTATAGCTTGCGTCAGGCATTGCCGTTGCGAAAGTGACAGTGTAATCTCCAACCGCATTGCGCAACACACTAGACACATTGCCGCTTTGGCGAATTTGGCGATTTGTGTTGGATGTCGAAACCGTTCCTGTTGTGTCTTTTGTTCCGTCAAAATTCACCCACGCGCGCACGCCGTATATGGGGGCATCACCTGTTTGCGCGCCGGACAGCTTTGGAGCGGTCACGGCCGCATTGTTGATTTTTGCCGTTTCAACGCTGCTTGACGCCAAGACCTGCGGCGTAACAACGCTGCTTGGCAGGGTGAGCGTCTTTGTAGAAAAGTCTAGTGTGTTTGATAGTTGCGATGCCGCAATAGCTGCGGAAGCCGAAATGTCCGTGCTGACAATGCCGGAAACGGTGACAGTTGGCAGTCCGAGGGCGTTTAAGTTGTTTGGGTTTACCTCGTCGCCAGAGACAAAGTTGGCGGCGGGGTTTGTTACGTTGATTGTTGCCATAGTATTTAAGCTGCGTTGCGGGTTTCGGTAGAGGGCAGGCTCTTGGGCGATGCCTCGATGCTGGCCGAGCGGATCTCGGGTCGGCCGTTGCTGGTCTCGTAAATGACTTCGGCGGCATGCGCTTTGAAGCGAACCGGAGACTTCATGTTGTAGTCCTCGTCGCCGACATTGTTGTTGGTCAGCGTGCCGATTGTTTCTTCGGTGTCTGGATTGATCGTGCTGATCTTGGTGGTCAACGTGGAGCCGGACGGAATAACCACATCGGCGATTGTTCGCAGGAACCGCTTGCTGTGCATCTCGCCAAAGTCGAAGCGGCGGGTTTTGATGCGGCCGGTTGGAGCAATGGTCACGTCCACCTCGCTGTCTGTTGACTCGTCGCCCTCTTCCACCTCGTCCAGCAGCATGAGTTTGCCCGCTTGGTTGCTGACGAACATGCGGCGCTGTCCGTCGTAATCGCCAACCAGAAGGTTGCCAACGCCAAAGCCGTAGACATCCTTGCTCTCCCACTGCTCGCTCAGTTGGTTGTAAATGTAGACGACGTTGTTGTTGTCCGAGCCTGTCTTGGGCACGGCGATGTAGTAGCGGTTGTCGTGGTAAAGGCCGACTGCATCGTAAACCAGATCGGCGTTGAGAGTCTGGAACTGGTCGGCGATGGGATCAGACAGCGGGCGAGTGTTGCCGCGCAGCTTGAGGTCAAGCTGGGTGTCGAGGCGGTAGACACCGGCGTCGGAAAGGAAGTAGATAAACTGACCAGCCGTAGCGATAGACCGGCGGGCCGAGCAGCCGATCTCGTCGGTCAGCAGGGTCAGCTTGTTGATGCCTGTCTCAATGCTGTATGCCGTGCCTGTCGGATTTGGATATTGTTGAACCTCGGCAACCCAAATGCTTTTGCGGCAGAACACCAAGACGGCGCCTTCGACCCATGGATGCACAGCGACAACGAAGTCATTGCCGCCAACGCCAACGCGGAAACTCTGCCAGTAAGGATCAAACGTATCTGGGTCGAGAATATCGGACAGCATGATGTTCTGCTTGCCGTCAGGAACCACCAGCCGGTTGTTGATGTAACTAGCCCAAGGTGCCGAGCGCAGTCTGCGGTAGGTGATGCCAACATTGGGAATCCCCTCGGCAGACAGCACAAAGCTGCTGCTCGTATCCTTGCAGTCCCAATACATCGGAGGCTTGACGCGGCGGACGGCTATGCCCGCCACCAGCGCTGACGCCGTTCCGCTGGGGACGGTAATCGTGAAGCGGTTGGCGTTGCTGCTCGGCGCCGCGCTGACGATGCGGTATTCATGGCCGTCGAATGCCGCCACAGTGCTTCCTTCAATGCGAACTGTGGCACCAGCAGGATAGCCGTGCGGGCCATTAAAGCAGACTGTTGCCGTTGTTCCTAAGACGGAGATTCCGGTGACGTCGCTGTCGGTGGAAGTGTATTTGGTTTCCCAGCCAGCTTGCGTCACGTCGGCCTCGCGGAACAAATACAAGCGGTCGTAGGCTTGCAGCATTGTCACTTTGTCGGTCGGCTCAATCGTTTCAGCCGGTGTAGGCGGGTAAGCCAGCTCGGTCGGCAAGGAGCCTGCGACTATCGCTTCGCCGGTTTCGGTCTCAAAGCTCTCCGTTGAATCAACCGCCAGCAACGTGCCCCAAGCTGCTGACGAAAAGCTGGTTCCTTTCGGCAAGTATGTGTAAGCGCGATCTGCACCGGCCAAAACAATGCATTCGACGCTCCCTGTCTCGTCCGGCGAGCGGACAGCACTTGAAGCAAACACTCCGCCGGTATAGGTGGACTGAATGATTTTATACGGCTCTGTGAGGAAGAACGGTATCGTCACCGGAGTTCCAGCGGGGCTGATGTTGTCAGCCAGCCGTTTGGCCCCCTTGCGCACCTTGGCCACGCCGCGATCCAGACGCATATTCTCCGATAGCTGCAAGATACCGGCGGGCAACGTCATTGGATTTGGCCGTGAGGCAAACCCTATGAATCCGTTGTCGCCGTTGCGCAGGACTGGAGACTCTAATGCCATTGTTTAGGCGGCCACGGCCTTGATGACGGCAAAGCGAATCACTGGCGCCTCGTTCTTGCCGGTGCTGGAGATATTGGTGATGTTGATTGACGCTGACCCAGTCGCAGCTTGTGCGTTTAGGCCGTAGGCTCCAGCCGTTCCACCCGAGACGTGGTTTAGAATGAGCACGTCTGTCGCAGCAATGGCACTATTGGTCAGCAGAAAGGTTTTCGTCGCACCGCTGGCGATGTTGTCGCTTCCGGCGAGCGTAATAGAGCCGCAGATTGCGTTAAGTGTAACCCCAGTGCTCTTGTCGGTTGCCTGCGTAACCGTCCCGCCAGCGCCGGTCGCATAGCCCACACCGGCCGTGGCCGAGCTGCTAGTCACCGCGCCGGTGCTGGCCAAGGATGTCGCCGTTGCCGCCCCTGCCGTCAGCGCGCCGCAGGTCAAGGCGCCGCTGTCGAGGTTGAGCGGACTGGCGCCGCCGTTGACCATGAAGCCCAACGTGCAGAAAGCGTCCTTGATGTCTGCCGTGTCGGCCGCTTGGACAACCGGCGTGGCGTTGAAGAAGCCCAGCTTTTGTGTTGTTGCGGTGCCGATCTTGGTGCCGGTGCTGGTTCCGACCGCAATGTCGGTTGCGTCGGCCAGCGTTTTAGTGCCGCTGAAGGTGACGGCCGTGTTAAGCAGGTTGGTCACGCTGACCTTTTTGGTGACATTGCTCACGCTGATGGGCATTTCGTTAGCGCCCGCTGGTGAGGATTCTGCTGTAAGTTGTCCGATTGTTTTTGCCATAAGATTAGGAGTTGTTGACTAAGACGTAGCTGAGAGTTTTGGCGTTGTTGCGTTTGAGTTCGGACTCGGTGAGGGAAATCAGACCTGACCAACACGGCTCTGGGACGGTAGTGCAGCCCTCCGAGCTGGTAGACCTTTGCGATCCGCGATGGATGTTTATTCCGAAAAATCCGGTCTCCTCTTGTCCGCCGTCGCGGACGACTGTGACCGGAGCGCTCTGCACCAGAGCGCGGTAAGGGTTGCCGCTCCGAATGCCATGGAGTCCGAGCTTGTAGGTCCAGACACCGGCCTTGAGGCTGGCGTAGCCCTTTCCGATCTTTGGGTTTTTGCCATAGCGGCTGGGATCGACGTTCGCGTTGAAGGTGGCGTAAACATCGCCGCCGCTGGACACAAGGATGAGGGCATCGTCATAAAGTCCGCGGTCGTTGAATTTTGTCGGCCCCATCTTTGAGTAGTAGCCGCGCACCCCAACAAGGCAGACCGGATCGACAACCTTGTGCTTCTTCAAAAGCTCAAGGGTCGCTTCCTTCTTCTGCTTGGGGCGGGCGCTGGGGATCATTACTTGCGAAGTTCAGCCGCGGCTTGTGCCACAGTTACAGGACCGACAAAGCCGTCGAGCTTGAGCTGCGTGCCCTGATTGTAGGCGTTGAGCAGCCTTTGGATTTGGGTGCCGTAGGTCTTGATGATGTCGGCTGGCAGTTTGGTCACGGCGATGTCAAGGATGCCCCAGATGATTCCGGCGATGACGGCTTCGTTCACTCCGAGGGCGCGGATGTCGAGGCCGCTCTTGGTTGCAATGTAGGTCAGCGCGGCAGCGGCGGCGGCGGTGACGAGCTTTTGCAGCAGCGGGCCTCCGCGTGAGAGGAGCAGCTTGACTAATTGGCGTTCTACGAAAGATTTCATTGTTCGGGCTTTTTCCACTCCTTGTAGGACTGGACGATGTTGTTGATGTTGGGAACGTAGGTGACCATAATTTTGATGCTGCCCCAGTCGCCCGCTTGCGTCTTCTCGCCGTCCACCGGCGGCAGAGGAATGCTCACGCAGCCACCAAGCATGAGCGTGGCGGCCAGCGTAATGGCGAAACTCGGGCGGCATTTCATTAGAGTCGGGCGTCGTGGTCTTTAGCCATCCAGAGGCCCCATGCGCTGGTGAGTGCGGCGGCGATGAGGCCGATGTCAGGGATTTGGCCGGTGGTCAGGTATTCCTTGGTGCCGGTCATGAGGGCGATGAGCGCCGTGAGCGCTGCAATGGTCGTTGTCTTCCAGTTACGCATATTATTTGTCTTTCTGTTGCTTCTTGCGGAGGTCGTGAAGGACCGAAAGTAGGGTGACAACGCCGACGGCGAGGCCGACGCACAGACCGGCGACTCGGAGGTAGACCTCTAGGTGGCTGACCATGCTGACGGCCGCAGAGCCAAGGCTGGCGAAGGTGCCCAAGGCGCCGCGCTCGGCTGTCGTGAAGTGTTGCTGCATGTAGCTCATAGCCACACTCTCCGTTGTTGAGTCGGCGTGACGCTGTAGTCTGCCGCTGGGTCAGGCCGGTCGTCGGTCACGCGGAGGTTGAGGTGCCAGCCGTCGAGCAGCGTGCTGACCGGATTCTCGGGGTCGGTCATGTCGGTGTCCACCAGCACGCCGACCGGATCAAGGGCGAAGCCGGTGCCGCTGGTCTGCCAGCCGGTCTCGGCATCGTAGTAATCGGCCAGCGCCGTTTGCGCCGTGGCTTCGCTTGGGAATTTGTAGAGGTAGTCTTGCATGTTAGGCTGTTTTAGGGCTTAATTGCGGCATGGATAAATGTGCCCTCTGTTCCTGTGAAATTCCCTCTGGCGGCGTTGGCTGGCATGTGTGCTTCGACCCTTGCCATGAGCGCAACATCTGGGGTGGCGACACCTTTGAGACCCGCGCCTATCTGTGCGCCGAATGCGGTGAGCACTTGGCCAGCGTGAGCGGAATTGAGGACGAGGTTGGTGCTCATTAGGTCGTTAGCTGTTGCAGCAGCGTGTTGCTCAAGCGGCGGGGCCAGTAGGCGATCTTGCGGATGTGGCCGTTGAGATAGCTGGCTGCTCCTTGGAGCCTTCCCAAAACCATGTGCGTGTTTGCGGAATTCAACGTCACTGACGTATCAGCGGTCGTGAGTGTTCCGTTCACCGCCGACCTTGCGTCATTGGCAGCAAATGCAGCGGCGATCTTGGCGATAGCTCCAGAAGAAACAGAAACGCCGCCGGTCACCTCTATTACGCCAGATGTCCTATATTGGAAGCTGGCAAGAGTTCCGGTTGGAGCGAAGAACAAGACGAAACGGTTGTTGGCCGAAGATGCTTCTGCAAATTGAACGATATCAGCGGACTGCGCATAAGTGGCAGGAGCCTCCGCAAACAACGTTCCCTCGCTCTGATTATAGAAGCTGGCTATCGGCGTGACGACCGCACTGTCCGCGCTGCGGGTGGCGGCGGCGGTGGTCGTCGGGATGTAGCTGGTGGGGAAGGCGCCTTGCTCAAGCTGCGGGGCGGCTATGCGGAGCGTTAGGTCGATGGCGTTGCCGTTGGTGTAGACGATGTTGACAAAGCTGTTAACGCGCTCAACGGTTGCGTCTGTGAACGCAAATGTTGCTGATGAACGCTGCGTCGAAAGCGCGGCGGATGTTGGGGTGATGGTGGGTTGGGACGCTTGCCCTGCAACGCTTGTTCCGCCAGCAACGCGACCCGAAATAGTGTGCCGCACAGTGGCATTCGATAGCGAGCCAGCGACCAGTTTGTAATACGCTGAAGCTGCCCATGTCTGTCCATTGGCGGCAACAACTTGTGTGTTGGCTTCAAAAAATATAGTGACCGAAGAAGAAGCGGAAGGCGTTCCGCTAAATTTGATGTCGATGTAGGACAATCCTGCTTCAGTCCCAGTGCCGATGATTTCAGTAGAAACGCCATTTGCAGCAGCATTTGCAGATGCCCAATGCGTCGGAACCGCTCCACCACTCCCAATCACCCCATTGGTCGAACCACCAGCC